GAGAACCACCTCGTAAGAGGTATTCCTTGATTTCAATCAAGAACCCAACCAATAAACATGAAAATACTACCTAATAAACTATTAAAAGCTAAGTTCAGCAAGTTTTCACACTTACTAAAATTGGCCTTAGTAGTCATTAGTTGGTTAGCTAGAAACTTTGAAGAAAGTTCTAACCTTCCTTGTAGTATCATCTGCTTTTATCCTTTAGTCAACAAACTTCAGAAGGTTTGTGATAGGGGGGATGTTTTCCTCCTATCATATATAAAGCAATTGAGAACTGCTTTATTGCTCTTCCTTAGTGGAGAGTTCCCTAATAAGACTGTTGACGGTTGTCCTATTACAAAGGATGGTATTCCTAAAGCCCTTGGTCCCGTCATACCATATATAAGATCTAGATCACCCGGAGTAATCCGGCTGGTCTTGACAATATTATATTGTACAAGGGGAGCAAGTCTCGGAGGACCGATAGATACTAGCACGATAACTACACCATCAAGTGGTATAAGTTACCGACGCGAGTATATAAAGGAATTCTGGGAAGCTTTAGGTTATACTAAACTTGGTTACAGGTTTACTGGTTCAGTAAAGTTTAAAAACTACCACTGGACTACGAAGACTGGTCCTTCACAGGATCATGCTTTATATAGTTCAATGAATGATTTTTATAATCTTACTGACACGGATAAGTATCACTTAAAAATTATCGGAGGTAGTAAAATGATCAGTATAATAACTTTTCTTTCTATTAACCTAGATATTTTAAAAGAGTACTTTCCTTGGAAAAGCAAAGTTAGTCGGAGGATTACGCATTTTCCTGACAAAGAAGATAAGGTAAGGGTTGTGGCCATTGGGGATTATTACTCCCAAACAGCATTACGCCCTCTCCATATTTATCTAAATAAGGTTTTACGAAAGATTCCAGCTGACTGTACTTTTAACCAGTCTAACTTTATAAAGTACACTAAAGATTGGGAGGAGTTTTACAGTATTGACTTAACAGCCTTTACTGATAGATTCCCCATAACCTTAGTATACGATATATTGTCAATCAGGTTTGGTAAGGTGTATGCAGACTCGTGGAGGTATCTAATGATTGAAAAATCTTTCATGCTAGATCAGGAAAACTCGATCAAGTATGAAGTAGGTACCCCTATGGGTATGTATTCCTCTTGGCCAAGTACAACACTAGCACACCACTATGTGGTTTACTGTTGCTGTAGGGAATTAAACATTCCCTTTAACGAAGCCAAGTATGTAATGCTTGGAGACGACATCGTAATCGGTGATCGTCTCTTGGCAGAAGCATATACCAGAGCTATTACTGATTTAGGAGTAACTTTTTCTCCGTTAAAGACACACTCATCGAAAACTCTTTATGAGTTCTCAAAAAGGTTGTTCCTTGACGGGAAAGAAGTCACCCCCTTTCCAATTAGCTCATTAAGGAGCTCAATCAAACGGTATTACCGGATGGTTAATCTTCTTATTGACTGTGAGGAACGTGGTTGGACTTCTAAATCAGGAATTAGTGAGGCAGTTAAGGAATTAAGTAAAGATTACTATATACATGTTAAGGACTTCTCCAAACTTAGGAAAAGGTTCCTCTCATATATACAAGAATCTTCTTTTATCTCCGAAGTTATCATGAAAATGATAAGAGCCCGTATTACAGCAGATCAGGCATTTGCCCTACTCTGGTATAAGACTCGGCTTACTCCACCACCTATAAAGTCTGACTATATGGCAGTATATGACTGTCATGGCGTCTTCACTTCTATAGCTGTTGAAGCATTCGAAGAATCTTCTAGAAATTATCTTAGTGATAAGCACTTACCGCTTGGATTATATGCGGAAAGTCTTGTTACTAAATTAACCTCTGAAGATATTCCCCTAACTGAATGGCCTATCTTGATG